AAACATCACCGCTTCGGCCACTCGCCATTTGTCGGCGGCAGACCAGTTGCGACTGCGCACATCAACCGCTCTGCCTCGGTAATGTAACGATGTGATAGAGCCGCCAGACGGAACATCTCCGGCTAATCTCGCGTCATCGGTGATAACCATAGCGACTTTAGCCCGGTCTCTAACAAGATCGAGCCAGTATAAAAATGGCACAAGCATTAGCTCTGGATGGTTGAATTCGCCAGAGCTAAAATGCTTTAAAACCGGAAACATCATTAAGTCGCAGCAGGTGTCAACTGATTGCTTGATGTCGGTCTTGTTACCGTGTATAACTCAACAGTAACCGTCGCTGTAGTAGCACCGGCAACAACAATATCCGCCGATTCGTTATCGCCGCAAGCCAATGGGCGCTTGAATTCATAGATAACCGGAGCCATAGCACCGATAGGTAAGTTGCCCTGTCGCATAACAACAGCACCTGCTGCTCGACGAATTTGGTACGTACCAGCCGCCGTTGATGACACACCAAATGAGACAGAGAAACCGGTGACTAATAGCTGCAAACCAACGCCTGGCGCTGCTTGAGTAGCTGTCGCCGTAGCAGTACCTGATGCTGTCTTCGTCGCTTCAGCCGATCCGCCTAATATATCTTGCCGATCCATTACTTAACCCCTAGAAGAAATAATGCTAAATACAAATGAGAAACATAACGGAAGTAGAGCACTTGATTCCCGCCGCCTGGTGCTGCTGTCTTGGTCCACAGCAACTTTTGCCCTGCTGCTGCTAGAGCCATTTAAATGCTCCGCGACGCCGTATGGCTGCCGTGCGTGTAGAATTCAACAACGGTAGGCTTAGGCATCTTGACGGTTTTAAACGCCAGCTTTGCCGCTTGCAGATCATCGCCCTCGTAGAGAACTTTGGTGAATCCAGCAGGCTCTACTTGGCGCACAACGTAAATAGCATCAGGCAATACACCAGTGCTAGACCATTTCGGCGTCCATTTGCCGTACAGCTTGCGGGCTTTAAAGAGCCAGAACAGGTAAGCGCCTAACGCGCCACTGGCCACAGCAAGAGCGATAGTGAGATAAATCATTAGAAATTTGTTACCTCGGCAAATAGGATAGAAAATGCTGCCTCCCAAACACCAGTGCCAGGAACCGTTGCTCGACAACTTAAACCTTCGTTCTGAACAAGAATAACAGGATGCGCACCAGTTGGAAGGTCTACACCGAACGCCGGTAGCAGCGGTACAGCGCCAGGATAGCCTACGGTAATGTTTGCGGCGGCAGAGATCAGCCCAAGCTGCATACCGTTTACTGCCGTTGAAACAATACCTCGAATTGCTCTGTATGGATTCGTTGCGAATGTTTTCGTACCAGCACCAAGTGCCGCAGTTGTCGAAACTCGCACGGTAGCTGTCGGAGCAGCCATCGATGTGCGCAGTTTTTCAGGTACCTGCGTTGCTCCACCAGTACCATCTGCGGTCCAGCTTGTCGCTTTGATGACATCGAATAGAAAGTTACCTGCGGCGAATGCTGTGCCTAGCGATCTAAAGTGTTCTAGTATAATGCTATATACTATTACTTTATTAGTACCGGCGTAGCGTAATTGAACTAATTCGCTCAAAGCGCCAGCACCGGCACCAATGTTGCCCGTGAATACATGTGCTCGATAATGCCCCAATGTGCCGTATTCGTCTGGGCGTAACACAACGTGTGCAGAAGCGCCGCCTGCTGATGTATCAACTGCACCGACTCGTACAATATTCGCTGCTGTATTCGGATCATTAATTACAGCCATCTGTTAGACTCCTACGATGTAAGCAAAAGCATATGTTCCGACCACTACGGAATTCGCATACCAGTATGCGCGTATTGTGTTAGCGTCAACCACATAGCCAGTAACCTCGATCTGATCCATCTCTGGCTCATCTCTAGCATTACCTTTAGACGCTATCTGTGCCGCAGTCTGTCTGATATCAACAACCTTACCAGCAGTTAAACCGCTTAATCCGGTAATATCAAACGTACCGCTACGTCTCGCAACGCCTAAATCTTTGGTGAAATCGTTCCAAGCACCACTCGGCGTTGTGCCGACATTAATCGTCGCTACGCCGCCGCTGACTGTCGCAGAGATACCAGCGCCAGTAAAGTCTAAGTTTAAAACCTTACCTTGCGAGACGCCTTCATCGCGTACATCGACAAGCGACGGATTGCTAATCGGCATTAGCTATACTCTTGGATAGCGAGATTGCTAGATGCCGCTGACGCAATAGCATTAACAGCGCCAAGATCAAAGATACGCTCGTCCATCTCAAACACGCCGCCGGGGTACAATGTCACACCGTTATCCAAAACCGCTGTGGCGCCGAATCCTAGCGAGATGCGATTCACCGATGTGTTCACCAAAACCAACCCTTTACGAGATGCGTTGGCAGCAACAACCTGCGCTGATGCTACACCAACGCTGGCAGCAGTCGGCGACGCTGGAGCCAGATCGGTCGGCACACCTTTCGTTACCGGTAGCGATGATTGATCTGAAGCAACAACCACCGGTACGGATGAAGCCATTGCTTTTTGCCCAACAGTCGGTGCTGTTGAGCCAAGCCATGCTCCAACATCAATATGATCGGTAGCTGCTACTAAATCTCGAATATCAAGATTTAACGCGTCAACAGTGAGCGAACCACCATTATCATTAACCGGCTGCACAACACCGCTGTTATCAACAGCTAGACGATTAGCAACAACGCTAACAAGATTCCCCCCAGCATCGACAATACAAATTTCTTCCGCATGGACAGTTGTGCCACCATGCAGATGTGTCTGAGACGCTAGCTCTTTCGTCGGAGCAGCATCTTCTTTAATGTCAATCTGGCCGTCAGCCATTCAATGCCTTTTTAATTTCTGCTTTACGCTTCTCGCTTAGTAGAGAGTACAATGAGTAGGATGCTTCGTAGCTTTAGGTATAGACGGACGCATGTAGCCTATATTGCTACATCCTATCTTACTCATTCAGCATCTCCTCTGAGCCAGGCTTTCATTTGCTCTCTACTCTTAAGCGCAGGCATTGAGTCGCCAGCGCTACTCACCGAACCGCCACCTGCCGCTGGAGCTTTACGACGCAATGCTGCCGTGCGACTATTCGCCTTATCGGCAGTTAGCTCTTGTAGCTGCGCCTTCAACGCGGCAACCTCGGCGGCGAGCGGGTTTGAACCGCCGCCATCGGCCTGGGCCACAGCACCGTTGCGCGCATATCCGTTCTGTTCCAGCAACGACGGAATCTCATACTCCATGATTTGCTGAATCTTCTCGCGGGTCAAGAATTCAACCGGCTCATTCTGAATAGCGGCGAGAATCGCGTTGGTAACTTCTGTCGCATCAGCGCCGTAGTCAGCCGCCAGCTTATACGCAGTCGGCACAATCGTTGTCAGCACAAACTGCTGACCGGCAGCTTCAAGCGCTCGATCAGTCTCCGGCGATGCCGGAGTCGCATCGACTCTACCAGACTCGGTGACATACGCGTTGATTATACGTTGCAAAGGGTCAACGTTGCCAGCAGCCGCAGCATTCAGAGCGGCCTGCCAAACTTTGCGATCAGCCGCCCACTGCTCGTGCTCTTTGCGAATCTCCTGCAAGCGCTCATACGACTGGTTGCGCTCGGCAAGAGTCGTTGCCATCTTCGACTCGTTCAGATGACCGTTGGCAGCAACACGCAAAACGTCAGCAAGAGCCTTCCGCTGCTCTTTGCCCATGGCGTTGTAGCCGATTTGCACCTTGCCATCCAGCAAGTCTTGCACGGTCAGCTTAGAAACATCGTCGATCTTGTTGCCTTGCACATCATATACTGGAAACGGCAACTTATACTCGCCAGCTTTCTCAGCCTTCTCATACTCGGCGATTAGCTGCTCGTCGGTCAAACCCTCGGCATCTTTACCGGCCAATTCGCGCAGGTCGGCTACTGTCAATTCTTCTTTCTCGGCAAGGCGCTCAACCGTTTCGTCAACGGTTTCTTCAACCGCCGATTCGTCGGCACCGCTAGCGGCTTCAATACCTTCTTCAAGCGCCGCTTGCCGCAAGCCATCTCGACTTTTGTCACTAACCGCATGCTCCGGCAATTCGGTAACCGGTTCGTCTTGCTGCTCTAAATCTACAACGTCAGATACTTTTGCCACAGGAGGTCTCTCTTAATTAAGACTGCTGTTGATCTGCTGCTACGCCGCGTTCAGCGGCTGTTAAACTTGGTGAAGGTAACTTAGATGCTTCGGGTATAACCGGTGAATTAATCGGTGACGGACTAACCAACGTGCCGCTAGTTGGCGTTGTTGGTTGATTACTGCCCGGAGTCTCAGCGCCGTCAACCGGACCACCAGGCAACATCGGTGGTACGACAGATGCAATAACTTTATCCTCCGGTACGCCAATAACATATGCAGGCAGCGGTGTCATTGGATCGATGAACGAGCGCTCTAGTTGGTCATAGACACCCCAGCGCTCAAGCGCAACCTGCCGCATTTGCCAAGGTCTGCGCTCATCAAAAATAATCTCTTGCAATGCTTGCTTATGAATCGTTGGATCGTCTTGGTAAAACACAGGCATCTGGCCAGCGGCAAAGCGATCCGGCGGAGCAAGAGCCAATAGCTGCTCAAACTGCTCCTCGATCATTGTGTTTAGCCACTGCGCGCGTTGCCACTGATCCTGATCGCCCATGTTGACATTTTTCACATCGGCGTAGACCGAGCGCTTTTGATACTCAGCTAGCGAGATACGCTGCTTATCGAGCATTTCTTCAAGCAATTGCTGTCGCAACGCCCGAGGCAACGGCATCAACGTCTCAGGATCAACATACACCATTGGGCGCTCGCCGAGTTGCTCGGACGAGATGCGCTTAGCAAGATCACCCCGTCCGCCAACCGCTGGAATCAATCTCGGCTCGGTGAATAGCCATTTAGCATATTCAACGATGAGATGCGCCCACTCGGTAGCACCCTCGGCGGCTGCACGCACCGCTGGACCAAATGCGCGCTCGAACAACTCGCGCGTAGCCAACACAGCACGACCAGAGATATCCTGCTGACCGCCGTTGCCGCTAAGCTGCCCTCTGGAGATATCGTTCCAGGCTGTTTTATCTTCCAGCTTCTTGATTAACCAATCCAGCAAGCGCCAAGCGTCGGCACCGGCAGGAACCGGTGGGAACACATCGGGCTTCGCCCCTTGATACTCAACAACTGAACCGGCAATGTTTGAATACGTCTCCTCAAGCAACGTATTCTTCAACGTCAGCATTCGCCCACCGGCAAACCATCTAGCGTGCTTTAGCAGCGTTGATAGCAGCGCGTTCACCGCAACCTGATCGCCGATCCAATCAGACATAATCGGTCTTGGGAATATATCGGTATCGGCAGAACCATCGGTGAAGCGTGCTAGCGGTATTACGCCGCCTGGTAACTCGTCGCCGCGTTCAACAATCTCGTTGCCGATAACTCGTAGCCATAAGCCTTTTTCCAAACCAGGCTCGTGCTGGTCTGGAGCAAGCCATAGCAAATACTCCGGCACGCCGTCTTGAATTCGTTGACGTCGAGTCGGAAACGGCGGCAAACCGCGCTGCCAGCCCATCGATCTGTCGATTGGCATATCCAATACGTCGGACTGAGAGGTGATAACCATCTCAGATTCAAGCTTTGGATTGCCGGTCTCAAGTCGAGCTTGAGCAACATCACGCATTCGCCGAACAAGCGCCCAAGATGCGCGATCCACCGGACCATTAATCGATCTAGCTTCTGGATCAAACAAAACTTCATGAGCCAGCAAGATACGACAGGTAATCTCGCCCTCGTACAGCAAGCGGGCTTCGGCCCCCGGATCGGCGGGTTTCCCCTCGTCCTGATACGGTAGCTCTACCAAGCCTTGTTCGTTAACAGTATAACCTTGAGCAACGAGACCGTTAAACCGCTCGTCAGTAGGTGGGATTAGATCGATATCCTCGCGCGTTGGGCCGCGAGATTGATCTATGAAAACGTGTACAAATGACACACCGTCGGTTTGCGCATGGAACCAGGCGTCTAGGAAAACGTTCCATGCTCTTAAGACGTAAAAGTAATAATCGGTGACAGCCTGCTGTGCTTCCGCCGCCTCACGACCTGCTACACCGCCGCCAATCGGCTCGTGCCGAAACCCCGGCCGCTGCTCGCTTAAGATGCCCAGACGGAAATCAAGCGCAGGACCAATGATATTAAGTACCGCTCTAATGTCATTAACATCAGCCTGAGGTTCTCTCCAAAGTCTGCCATCACGCGTGGAAATCCACTGGTGCCCGTTGCGAAAATGCCGGTGCCGCGACCAATGCAAGCGCTTATCGCGCATAATCGGCTCTTGCCGCTTTCTCTGACCTTCAATCCACTTACGCCAGAGTGCACCATCCTGCTC